GAGCTGGACTTAAGTTCTTCTACTCACAACTCTTAGTTGGTGATAGTGCAGACAATTATCCCGGTATCCCCGGAGTAGGCATGACTCGGGCATTTGAGGTTTTAAACTCATGTGAAACCGAGGAAGATATGTATAATGCAGTCCTGCAAGAGTACAACAAAGTATACGGTGAAAGCAGCTTGGCTACTAATCATCGTGGTGGTAGCATCCATCTCACTCCTGAACAATTTATGGTGGAGCAAGGAAGACTTGCGCACATGCGGAAAGAGACAGGAGAGGTGTGGTGCCGAGACATCTACGTACCGCATGGGGAGAGCGAAGAATGGAAAAGCTAACCGTAAAAAGACAGAAAGAAGTCAAAGCAGAACTTCTGAAGGAACAGGCTTACAGATGTGCTATCTGCCAACAAGATTTAAGACGCATCTTGAAGTCGAACATCTGCTTGGATCACGACCATAAGACAGGGATTGTACGTGGAGTGCTTTGCCGAGGGTGTAATGGAGCTGAAGGTAAGATCAAGAACCTTGCTGCCCGCTACAAGAAAGACCTCACCATACTTCATTGGTTGAAGAATCTTGTATCTTACACAGAATCTCACAGGATTCCTCAGACTGAGTTCTTACACAGCACTCATAAGACTGAGGAAGAGAAGCGCGCCCTCCGAAACAAAAGAGCAAGAACTAGGAGGAAAGTTAATGGCAAGAGTACGACTTAGAAAACTGTTTACCAATGAAGAAATCATTGACGCTATTGACAATACGGAGAACTTTGGTGAAGCAGCCAAGTCTCTGTCTGAGTTGAGGGAGACTTCAGTCACAAGGCATATGGTTCGTTATTGGTACAGAACTCTGTATGAGTTCACCAAAGAGAACGGAGAAGCCTACGTTGGTACGACAGTTGCCGATAGGCATATCAGGAATCAGGAGGTAAAGCTACGAAATCCTACACCAGATGACGACAAGGGTCAGTCTACAACTGTAGACAACTCACGTATCATGATCATCCCTGACCAACACGCTCCGTATCAACACAAAGATGCTCTAGCTTTTCTTGCTGATGTTGCTTCAATACTTAAGCCAACTAGGGTAGTAAATCTTGGTGACGAAACAGACGGTCATGCCTTGAGCTTCCATGACAGTGATCCTAACTTGGATGCTGCTGGCCCTGAGCTTGCACAGGCAAGAGAGTTCATGCATGCTTTGGCTCGTATGTTCCCGGTACAGGATGTGTGCCACAGTAATCATGGCTCACTTGTGTATCGTCGTGCATTCAAGACTGGCATCCCTGTTGAGTACATCCGTCCATACCGTGAGGTTCTATTTCCTGATGGTGGCGGAGAAGGATGGGAGTGGAAGGAACAGATTGATGTTACACTACCCAACGGGGACAGGGTTATCTTCCAGCACCAGAGTGCAGGTGACATCCTTAACAATGCAGCTCATGAACGAGCAAATATCGTACAAGGACATGAGCATGGGTACTTCTTTATCCGCTACCGAAGCAGCAGCTCAGCCTTGTATTGGGCTATGGTTTCTGGTTGTCTCATCGACCGCAAGGCTCTTGCTTTTGCTTACGGTAAGAACTTCCCTAACAAACCTGTTATTGGTTGTTCAGCTATCATTGACTCTGAGCCTGTCCTTATCCCTATGCCGATGGATGATAACGGCAGATATACAGGTAATCTTAATGGAGTTTTAAGTTTGATGAAAGGAGGAAAGTCATGAGTGAAGAGAGGAAGCCTGTCAAGTCTGATGGGTCAACAGCCAGTTACTACGAGCTACCTAAAGGTTCCAAGGAACTGCAACATCTCATCTCCCATAAGAACATGAACTCGCAGATCGGAGAAATCTTCCGGGCTTGTTATAGGTACGGTGAGGTAGAACATTCCGAGATGCTTCGTGATGCAAAGAAGATTAAGTTCTATGCCGATGCAGAAATCGAACGTCTGACAAAATGGAGTAAGTGATGAATTGCTTTGAGTTCTTGGGGCTTGCCCCGGACTATAGAAAAGAGGGTAAGATTGTTCAGCTCGTCAAGAACTTGGAGGAAGTCAGCGAGAAGAAAATATCTTACCCTCTGATTGGACAGATCAAGCATGATGGAGTCTTCGGTATGATCATTGCTACCGGGACACACCTTTCTATCTTCGGAAGGACAGGTAAAAGACTATCCAATCTTGAGCGTCTTTGTAAGAAATATAGTCACCTGAAAGCAGGAGTATACATAGGTGAGGTTTGTTTGCCCGGCAAGTCCCTTGAGGTTTTGAGTGGAATTGTGAACCCTAACCGGACCAAAGACATTGACACTGTATTGGGAAACTACTTTATAACTCATGTGGAGATTCACTTTTATGACCATCTTACTATTGAAGAGTTCATTCATGGGAAGAGCTTGCAACGCTACACTCATCGCCAGCATCGTCTTAGGCTTCACGGTGTTCCTTGCATCGGCACTCATCTTATTCATTCCTATTCTGAGCTTGAGAGCTTTGCTAAGGGTGCTATTGATGAAGGACAGGAGGGTGTCGTATTAAAGCATGACGCTGATTGGGAAGCTGGACATAAAGGCTGGCGCTCAATGAAGAAAGTTCGTCGTGTTGAGTACGACCTGCTGTGTGTTGATACCGAAGAAGGTAAAGGAAAGTACGCTGGAAAGGTAGCTAATCTTATCTTCAAGTGGAAGGATGGCGACACTATTAAAGCTATGCTTGGTAAGAACTACACTCATGAGGATGCACAGTATATGTTTGAGTTCAAAGAGAACGACCCTGTTGGCAGAATCTACGCAGTGTATGGTCTGCAAGATAGCAGCAAGGGTAAGATCAGATTACCTAAAGTAGGTGAGTTACGGCATGATAAAGCTGAACCAGATTTTTAATTCAAAAAAAGGGGCAGCGTAGCCCCTTTCTTTACTACTTGGAGGTTTAATGCCTAAGTTAGAAGAACTAGAGAAGTCAGTAGGAGAGTGGGCAGAAGGTAAGGGCCTGATCTTTGAAGGTAACGAAGTTGCACAGGTTAACAAATTCATTGAGGAAGCTTACGAGTTTGCAGATGAAGTACACATGGGCAATAGAGACAAAGTAATCATGGAAGGTGGAGATGTTCTGGTAACTCTATGCGTACAAGCAAAGTTGCAAGGCACCACACTGGCAGAGATGCTTGAGTCTGCTTATAATAAGATCAGCAAGCGCAAAGGCAAGACCATTGATGGCACCTTTGTTAAGGCAGGTGAGTAATGGATAAAGCTACAAGTATCCTCTCAGATATCACGGTGTTTACCAAGTACGCAAAGTTCGTACCAAGCCTACAGCGCAGAGAAACATGGGAAGAGCTAGTGTTTCGTAACATGCAGATGCACATTGATACGTATCCAGATCTTGCAACAGATATCTTTAATACGTACATGGATTTTGTTATGCCTAAGAAGGTTCTGCCTTCTATGCGCTCATTGCAGTTCGGTGGTAACCCGATCTTCAAGGCCCCTAATCGGATATTCAACTGTGCGTACCTACCTGCTGAACAGGTAAGTTCTTTTCAGGAAGTGATGTTCTTACTCCTAGGTGGTTCTGGTGCAGGGTACTCAGTACAGCACCGACACGTAGATCAGCTCCCTGCCCTGCAAGGCCCCGACTATCGAGAGCGAAGGTTCTTGATTGGGGACAGCATTGAGGGATGGGCTGACTCTATTAAGGTTCTGGTTGAGGCTTATTTCTATGGGAAGATCCGACCAGTGTTTGACTTCAGTGACATCCGTCACAAAGGCGCTGAGCTTGTTACTTCTGGTGGCAAGGCACCCGGCCCTGATCCACTGAAGGCTTGCCTGCTGGAGCTTGAGGCTCTGCTGGAAGGTGTATTAAAAGCCCGTGGTCGTGGAACAAAACTCAAGCCAATCGAAGTGCATGATATGTTCTGCTTCATTGCTGATGCAGTCCTAGCCGGTGGTATCCGCCGTGCTGCCCTGATCTGTTTGTTCGACAGAGATGACGAAGAGATGCTTAGCTGCAAATCTGGAGAATGGTATCTGGATAATCCTCAGCGAGGCAGAGCCAACAACAGTGCAGTGCTTCCTCGGAGTGAGGTATCTCAGGAGGAGTTCTATGCTCTAATGCAGAAGGTAGAGGACAGTCATTCAGGTGAACCCGGAGTGTACTGGACTAACGATGCAGATTGGGGAACCAACCCATGTTGTGAGATAGCACTTAAGCCGTACCAGTTCTGCAATCTAACGGAGATAAATGCCAGTAACATTGTAGACCAGCAAGACCTAGAAGATAGATCACGAGCCGCTGCATTCATTGGTACACTTCAGGCAGGCTACACTAACTTCCATTACCTTAACCCTGAGTGGAAGCGTACCACTGAAGAGGATGCCTTGATTGGTGTTGGTATGACTGGTATAGCCAGTGGTTGTGTGTTGAGCCTAGATCTAAAGAAAGCTTCCAGTGTTGTTCTTGAAGAGAACGATATAGTTTCTAAGAAAATTGGTATCAACAGGGCAGCTCGCACCTCTACTGTTAAGCCTTCAGGCACTAGCTCTTTGGTAGCTGGTTCTTCTTCTGGTATCCATGCTTGGCACAACACTTACTACATTCGCCGTATGCGTATTGGTAAGAACGAAGCCTTGTATCAGTACCTAGCTAAAGTACACCCTGAATTGGTGGAAGATGAGGTGTTCCGTCCAGACACTATGGCAGTTATCAGCGTACCTCAACGGGCACCTGAAGGCTCCATCGTGAGAACAGAGTCTCTTACTTCATTGCTTGATCGGGTATCCCGTTTCAATAAAGAATGGGTACGCACTGGTCATCGAACAGGTAAGAACAGTCATAACGTATCTTGCACTATCTCAGTTAAGCCAGATGAGTGGGGAACTGTGTCTGAGTGGATGTGGAGTCATCGTGAAGAGTTCAATGGTATTGCGGTTCTGCCTTATGAAGGTGGCACTTACCAACAGCTTCCCTTTGAGGATATCACAGAAGAGAAATTCCTAGAAATGTACTCGCACCTTGAAGGCATTGACCTTACCAAGGTACACGAAGAGACAGACAACACAGACCTTGCAGGTGAGATAGCTTGCTCTTCCTCTGGTTGTGAAGTAACATAACCCGGACTATAGAAACAGATAAGGAGTAATTAAATGCGGAGTCAAGTAGTCATTGCAGCAGATATCGTTGAGTCACAGGCGACAGAAGGCTTGGTGAGCACAGACCTTTATATGGAAGGGACTAATGCTGGACTTAATGTTGATACACTAATAGAGCAGGCGGAGGAGATTTATGCAGTCTCAGAAGAAACCTTCCAAGAAACCTTCGATACCTATTGATGCTTGGGAGCTGATAGAACAAACCCTTTTACCAGACCCACCGAACCCTGACAAGCCAACTTGGAAACTCGTTGCAGAACAGGAACGTCTTAGGATTCTTGATGTTCTTAAGCACAGGGTAAATGTATACGGCATCTCCAATGATACGTGAAGCTACCGCATTTGATGCTCTCACTGTACTATGTTTAGCAGAGAGCTACCTTGAGGAGGCTGGCGAATACGCTGGCCTCTCTTACGACTCCTCGCTTGCCATTGGTAATATGATGCTTGCAACAAAAGACCCTAACCAACTGTTTATCCTCAGCTTGAATTCTGAGAAGGAAGTTGTTGGTATGCTATGGGCTGTTTGTGTAGCAGCATTACCTTGGTCACCAGAGAAGGTAGCTCTCGATCAAATTGTTTACGTTGCACCTGAGTACAGAGGCACTAGGCATGGTTTAGATTTACTGAGAGCTTATGAAGATTGGGCTGAAGAGGAAGGTGCATCTGAAATTAGACTTAGCATAGCCTCGGGTGTCCATGAAACAAAGACAAGTAAACTGTACCAAAAATTAGGGTACTCTCATTTAGGTTCACAATACAGGAGAAAGTTATAATGGGTTTTATGTCACCTAGTACACCAGAAGTACCTAACCCGGCCAAGCGTCCAGAAAGATCAGACACTATTGAGCCTGAGGATATCGCTGTTGGTGGGGAAGGCGAAGAAAGTGAAAAGAAAGGTCGCCGTGCATTGCGTAGACCTTCAGGTAATGCCGTTGGGTCAAACCAAGGGGTAGGTACTGGCCTCAGCGCGTAAGGAGACTACATGAAAAACAATCCCTTGTCTCCCTATGGAGATAAAGGGTCTACCCTAGCTTCCAAGTACGATCAGTTGAAGCAGAAAAGGGAGACCTATCTAAGTCGTTCAGAGCAATACGCCAAGGCTACACTGCCATACGTTATGCCAGAGAATCAGAACACAGAAAGTGATTCTATGCAACACGGTTGGCAGAGCTTTGGTGCAAAGGTTGTTAATCACCTTAGTAACAAGATTATAATGACCCTGTTCCCGCCTTCTAGGTCTTTCTTTAAACTAAGCTTCTCCTCTGATATCCAAAGAGAACTAAAGGAAGAGGGCTGGGACAGTTCTACCTTGGCAACTGAGCTTGCCGCTGTAGAGTCTGATGCCATGACATTCATGGACAGCACAACACCTAGAGACTTGGATATTAAAACATCCAAGCATTTGATTATCACTGGTAACTACATGCACTACTTCCCTGAAACAACTAAACATGCTATAGGTTTAAGCCTAAACCAGTACGTTGTGAAGAGAGATACGTATGGAACTTTACTTGAAGTTATAATCTGCCAGAAGAAAGCCTTAGGCTCTATGCCGGAGGAGATTAAGCAGCAGGTAAAATCAGACTATCGTAACAGTCACATCAAAGATGATACTGAGGTCTCTCTGTACACAGGTGGCTTGCGTCAACCTGATGGTAAGTACAAAGTATATCAAGAAGTCCTTGGTGTGGTGGTAGGTAAAGAAAGCCTTATGAAGGAAGAGAACATCCCCTTCACCATCTTAATGTGGAACCATACTCACGGTGAAGATTACGGTAGAGGCTTGGTAGAAGATCATGGTGGAGATTTCCATGTTATTCAAATACTTTCTGAGGCTGTAGCTAAGGGTATGATCTTGATGGCAGACATCAAGTACCTTGTTAAACCCGGAAGCTACACAGATGTTGACCATCTTGTTGAAAGCCCAACAGGGGAATTCATCAGTGGCAACATTGATGACATCGGTGTTCTACAGTTAGAGAAATACGCAGACTTCTCTCCTATCGTTGAAGTCCTTAGGGATTACGAGCGAAGGGTTGGTGAAGCCTTTATGGTATCTCGGGCAGCAAGACGAGATGCAGAACGTGTAACTGCTTATGAGATCCGACAGGATGCTGCTGATCTTGAGCTGGCTTTGGGTGGTGTATACAGTCACCTGTCTGCTATCTGGCAGAAGCCTAGAGCTATGCGCCTTCTCAAGATGGCTATTGATAACAGCAATTCTGATTTGAAACTAGGTGACTTTAGTCCAGAGATTATAACTGGTGTAGAAGCCTTAGGTAGAATGAACGAGCTTGACAAGATCATGCAATTCACAGAGATGCTTCAGATGACTAACTCATGGCCTGAAACTATGCAACGTAGAGTGCAATGGGACAAGTTTAGTGGCAAGGTAGCTGCTGAGATTGGCCTAGAAATAGACTGGTTGATGAATGATGAGCAGTTCAAAGAGATGCAGCAAGCTGAACAGAAAGCAATGATGGAACAGAAGATGGCAGCAGAAGCCAGCAAAGCCGTTCCTGATATGATCAAACAAGGAGGCCAACAGTGAGTACCGAAGATACAACTGTAGTAGAAGGAACAGCAAGTACACCTAGTTCAGAGGGTGTAACTCCCGCAACTACTGAGGGTGTAACCAATGCAACAGAAGAGAGCACGAGCACCACGGAAACGACAGAAGGAACAGGCGTCACGGAGGCGACAGATACAGAATCAACAAGTGAAGAGTCCAAGCAGACTTCCACTGATGACTCTGGAGAAGCAGACTTCTATTTCAATGGACAACAAGTTCAAGTAGAGGTCCCTGAAGACCTGAAGGGTAACCTTGATGCTGCCGGTGTTAACGTAGACTCCGTTCTTAAAGAGCTTTACGGTAAAGACAGTGACTTCACTTTGTCTGATGATACAAGAGCGCCCTTGGATGAGAAATACGGCAAGGTAGTTGTAGACACCTTTCTTAATGCAATGAAGAGCCAGAACGAAGGCATCCTTAAAGGAGCAACTGAAGCTCAGAACGCTGCAAGTGAAGCAGATAAACAAGCTGTTGAGTGGAGCAACGAAGTTGTTGGAGGCGAAGAAAACTGGAACTCCCTTGAGTCATGGGCAACAGAAAACCTAGATGAGGGAGAGATTACTTCTTTCAATAAGGCTATGTCCAGTGGTGACAAGTGGATGCAAGAGCTTGCTATCAAAGCTTTGAACGGAAAGATGCAATCAGCAGAAGGCGACACAACAGTAAACCTAGTATCTGGTGACAGTGCTAGTGACACTGGTTCTGGTTCTGGATTGTCGGGTCAAGACTATATCAATGAAATGACAAGTTCTGCTTTCCGTGCCTTGAAAGGCCATGAGAAAGTCAACGCACAGAAACAACTCGACGCCAGACGTAGGACGGGAATGAAGCGAGGGCTTTAACCCGGACTATAGAAGGAAAGGCGTTTTAAAATAATTTAGGAGGTACAAAATTGTCTACTACTAATAATGTTACCAACCCGGCAGTATCCGCTTCAGGTGAAGTCGATACGCTACTGGTTGAGAAGTTCACAGGTAAAGTAAAAGAAGCGTACATTCGTCAAGAAAACCTATTGCGTTTCTTTGATGTACAAATGGTCGTTGGCACCAACATGGTTTCTGAGAAATTCATGGGTGATACCCAACTGCAAATCCTCTCTCCCGGTCAAGACCCGGAAGCTACCACTACTGAGCAAGACAAGAACGCTCTGGTAGTTGACACTACTGTAATCTCTCGTAACGCCGTTGCTATGTTTCACGACATCCAGAACGACATCGAAGGCTACAACTCTAAGCTGTCCATGAACCAAGCGAAGCAACTTGCTCGTCTGGAAGATGAGATGGTTGTACAGCAGTTGATCTATTCTGCACAGAGCAACACCCTTGCCGAGCGTACTACTGCTCGTGTATCAGGTCACGGCTTCTCTTACCAGATTAGCATTTCCTCAGATCAGGCGGGTGATCCCGAGAACCTGCAAGCTGCAATCGAACTGGCTATCGAGAACATGATGACTGGTAAAGATGGTGGTGATGGTGTGGATCTGGATGATATGTATATCATGGTTCCTTGGATCGAGTTCAACGTACTACGTGATGCCGAGCGCATTGTAAACTCAGACTACAGCACCTTCCAAGGTGATACTGTATCCGGCTTTACTCTGAAGAGCTACAACGTACCTGTCATTCCATCCAACCGTTTCCCGCGAGTTGCGCCGAACGGCAACGATGTAGTGAGCCGTACTGGTCAGTTGAGCAACGCAACAAACGGCCAGCGTTACACCGCTAGTCTGGATCAGGCTAAGTCCAAAGCTATCGTGTTCAAGCCTGAAGCTCTGCTTACTGGTAAGACCATTGATATGACTGGTGACATCTTTTGGGATCGTCGTTCTAAGTCATGGTTCGTTGACACCTACCAAGCAGAGGGCGCAATCCCTTCCGCATGGGATGCTGTCTCCGTAGTTGACGTAGTTGGTAACACCGAAAACACTGATGTTACTGCACGGGCTAACCGTAAAATCGTCAAGACTCAGACTGTAACATAAGAGTCTAGCAATCAAGCCTCGTCCCTAATGGGGCGGGGCTATTTTGTTTAGGAGGAATAATGGAACTACTTAATACAGAACTTGATGCAGTGAACCTATGCCTTGCTGGGATTGGTAGAGAGCCTGTCTCAAGCCTAGAGACTGCCGACCTAGACTCTGCTATGGCAAGAGCTGTTATCCAGCAGTCAAGTCTTGATCTCCAAGTAAATGCTGGTAGAGGCTGGTGGTTTAATACCGAAAGAAACTGGCACCTGCAACCTAATGCCCTCGGAGCAATAGCACTACCTAATAACACACTTAGTATTGTAGAAGCAAGAGCGACATTCTATGACAGAGGTGAGAGACTTACCGTAAGAGGGAACAAGGTGTACGATACAGATGCTCACACTTTTGACTTAAGAGACATTGTTAACAGAGATGGTACAATTACCTTCTCTCTTATCCTTGCTCTGGAGTACGGAGAATTACCACAAACGGCTAGGTCTGCTATCGCTTGGAAATCCCGTAGGGTATTCGCTGATGATGTTGTTGGTGATCAGGTTCAGCACCAGATCAATATGCGTGGAGAGAACAGAGCATTTGCAGCCCTTGAGGCTGAGCACCACAGAACAGCTAGGAAGAACTACCTTAGAGATAACGCACAGATCCGCAGCGGGGTAAGCCTCATAGGTGGCAACAACAATATGTACCAATAGGAGGAACAGATGGCTCTAACAACGAGTGCATGGGCTAGGCCCATTCAAGGTGTTTCACAGCAACCACCTAAGATAAGGCTGGAAGGACAAGCTAGTATTCAAGAGAACGCTATAAGCTCTGTAGTAACTGGTTTGAGAAAACGTCCGGGAACTGTAAGGATAGGAACTCTTACTGCGAAACTTCCAGAGAGTACAGCGTATCATTACTACAATAGAGGCACAGGAGAAGAGTACATAGTAGCTATTCCACCTAACAGCCTTCCCCGTGTATTCGACATCTCTGGTGATGAGCTAGTAGTGGAGAACAACCTTCTTTCTACAGGGTACATCTTCAACTCAAACCCTCTTGATTTTATGCGATTCTCTACTATCAGTGACTTCACCTTTATAGTTAACAAGACTGTAGTTCCTTTGGCAGATTCTGAGCTGACACCAGCACTGGATAATCAGGCTATAATAAATGTTCAGTTTGCTGACTATGGTAGGACGTATTCTATTAGCCTTAATGGTACAACTATCTCGTCTTATACAACACCAGATGGTAGTGAACCTGAAGATATAAATGATGTAGATACTTCTGTTGTAGCTGAGAGGCTATATAACAACTATGGAGATCCTAGTGTTGACAGAATCTATACTCAACAGTTTACTGATGCGACTTCGAGCACTCCTGATAATACTATTTTCCTAAATGGAAAAACTTATGAGGCGGTATACCAATCGGTTAATCAGGGCACACAAAAAGACCCGGAGTTTGTTGATGCGTTCCAGTATTACGAAGCAACAGATAGCACCAACCTAGGAGAGATTGTTGGATACGAGTTTACTCTTGAAGGTAACACTATCCTAGTAAGAAAGACTGACAGCACAGACTTTGATATATCAACTACAGACGGTGCAGATGGCAGAGATCTCTTTGTTGTAAAGAACTTGGTTAAGCAAGTAACTGATCTACCTGTCTACGCACCTGTTGGCTATCGGGTGGAAGTAGTTGGGCAGGGAAACAACAGCGATGATAACTACTGGCTTGTAGCAATAGAGACCTCTGGATCTACTGTAAGGTGGGTGGAGACACAAGGCCCTGAGCAGAGTGTAGGGCTGGATGTATTGACTATGCCTGTTGTTCTTATAAGAGATAGGTTTGAGGCGGGTAAGGCTGTCTTTATTATAAAGGAAGGGCCTTGGGAAGAGAGAAGTTTTGGGACAGAGGAGAGTAACCCGATGCCATCCTTTGTACAAGATGGTGTTCCCCTGACTAGCATAGGCACATTACAAAACAGGTTGTCATTGACAGCAGGAGAGTCTGTTATATATAGCCGAAGCAATCAGTTCTTTGATTTCTTTAGGAGCACAGTAAGGACTGCGCTAGATACAGATCCTATTGATGTGTACGCAGATACCAATAAGGTTAACTTCCTTGAGAACTCTGCTATCCTAGATGGTGACAGGGTATTCTTCAGTAGAAACGGACAGTTCTTGCAGAGCGGAAGAGAGCCTATCACTAAGAGCAACGCAACTTTGCAGTTCGCTAGTACCTTTGAGAATATTGCTGATTGTCCACCTGTTGCCTCAGGCGATGTTATCTTCTTTGCTTTTGCTTACGGAAGATTCTCTGGTATCCGGGAGTTCTATACTGACAGCTTCACAGATACAAAGAGAGCTAGACCAGTAACAGACCACGTAGATGAATACATTATGGGTAGAGCAAGGCAACTAGCTACCAGCACAAACAAGAACCAGCTTCTTGTATTAGCTGAAGACCCTAGTGAAGTCTATGTGTACAACTGGTTGTGGCAAGGTGAGGATAGAGTTCAGTCCTCATGGAGTAAGTGGATCTTCGAGGGTGAGGTACAGTACATAGCTTACGACAATGATACTATCTACATCCTCATAAACCGAGAGGGTAACCTTGAGCTTGAGCGTATCGAAACAGGAGACCCCGATGATAATGGGCTTTCATTCTCTGCTAGGTTAGACAGGAGGTTTCAAGCAACAGCCGTTAAGGCCAATGGGCAGTGGGATGTTGAGATACCCTATGGTTATGCTGGTGAAGAGTTATCTCTTGTTCGAGGGGATGGCTGCTTTGATTCTGGTGTAACAATTACATTCAGTAGGACAGGACAGCAAGTATCTATAGAAGAGAACATAGCGCCAGATGACGTGTCTGAAGTTTCTATCATTGGTGGAATAAGATACAAGATGGTATACCAACCAACTATGCCTTTCATCAAAGATAGAGCTGGCAAGGTTATAGATACAGATAGGCTTATTATAAATGATGTCAATATCAACTATGATAAGACAGGACTAACCCAAGTTGTTGTTGAAAATGAGTGGGGAGTCACAAGAAATTACGAGTTCAATAGCAGGGTTATTGGTGGATTCAGTAATATCATTGGCTTTGCGCCTATCCTTCCGGGTAAGTACAGCTTTCCTATCAGGCAAGAATCAGAGAAGATAACATTCAAACTAATCACGGACAGCCACATACCTTTCCAGCTAAGAGATATGGAGTGGAGGGGTAGGTTCACACAAAGGGGACGCCGTGTATGATTTTAACTAGGAGGAAAGCATGGCTATAGCAGCAGCAGGTGCTTGGGTAGCGGCTAACGCCGGGGCGATAGCAGCAGTCACGGCTGCTGGCTCTGCTATGATGCAGGGTATACAGGCCCGGAACGCCGCGCAAGCAGCAGAAACACAGAGGAAGCAGAAGAACGCAGCCGCTTTGAACTCTATGCAAGACCAGTACAGTCAGTTGTCAGGAGCAGAAAAAGACTCTAGGCAACGAGCTGTTGAGGAGTCTATGGCTAATCAAAGAGAGTACGCATCTAGGCGTTCTAAGATTAGTCTGATGGCAGCAGCCTCAGGCACCAGTGGTCTCAGCGTAGACAGTATGGTTCGTGACCTCAGGCAACAACGAGGTCGTAATATGAACACCATCATAACCAATCAAGATATTGAACTCCAAGGTTTCAGGAACCAAGCTGAAAGTATCCGGGTGGGAACAGCAGCCAGAACTGACAACAGAAAGATACAACGTCCAAGTTGGGCAGAGGTCGGGCTACAGACAGGTATTGCTGGAGTACAGGGATACGCGGCAGGCAAGGACATACAAGAAAGCCTAGGTTACGGTGGTGATCCGGCTGCAACAGTGAAAGGAGGTACGTAATGGCTAATGGTCAAATATCAAGAGAGGCTATCGAGTCTCTTCCAAGGAACCAGCGGAGAGAACAACCGTCTACAACTGTAGACACTTTTGTTGAACCACAAGCTGCCCTTAATCAACCCACTAAATCAGCTAGGGTAGTTTCTGGACTGATGGCATTTTCTGGACAGGCTATTGATTCTTCAGTTCGCAGTGAGAAAGCTAAGATAGATCTTGATAAGGTGACACAGCAGCAGAGAGCACTTCAGGGGCTAGACCCTACAGATGATGCTACCAACGCTGGCATACGCTCCTATCAAGTTATCAACATGCGTGATCAGGTTCTTGAAACAAACTCTGAGCTTGCTAAGACTGTTCAGGAAAACCCCGGCATGACTGATGATGAGTACGCGGTAGCTACACGAGATGCTTACTCTGGTTTAATCAGTCAGTACCAACCAGATGATCAGTTGTCCAAGGCTCTTAGTAATAGACTGCAAGAGTCTCAGGTTCAGCTACACCAGATAAGAACAGCAGCTCAGAAAGGACATCAAGCTTGGCTTAGGACAGATGCCTTAGGCTCCAGCATTGAAGAGTACCGTGAAGCTGCTGGTAGTATTGAAGAGCTTTCACAGACTATCGGTGAAGATGGTAGCTTGTCTGCTGAGGCCGATGCCTTGGGAGTTACCCCTGAGGAGTTCAGGAATACTATCGTCAATGCAGCTAGTAGAGATGCTGAGGTTGGTGATGGCAGGATCTTGTCTGCTATAGAGGGACAAGAGTGGGCTTCCAGTGACCCTAGGGTGGCTCAAGCCAGAGAGATCTACAAGAGAAAAGAAGCTCAGAAGAATGCTGTTAAGATTGGTAGCATACGTGGCGATATTGAGATGTCATGGAAGACAAGGCAGGCAAGCTGGGAACAAACGGAAGCTGCCTTGGACAACCTTAACGAAAGGTATCCCGGTTCTGTGTCTGCTGCAATGGTCTCCTCTCTCAAGCAACAGCAGGCTAGTATTGCTGCTGGCGAAGAGAAGAACACTCAAGTACAGATAGACATTATGCAAAACGTAACTGATGGAGACTCTATGCGTGTTGGTCTTAGGTCTGACCTTACCAACGCAGAGGTAAGAGAGGGAGTAGTTGGGCTATCTCAAAGTGTAGATGAGTACACAGCGCAGCTAGTAGAGACAGGTGAGCTAGATCAAACTGAAGCTTACGGGTACGCAGTTGATAGAAAGCTTGATATAAGCAGAGCTGCTGGTGTAGAGATTCCAGAGTTTAAAAGGATCTTTTCTTCTTTATCCTCCCTCGACCCTGCCGACTTTCAAAATGAGGATGGTGTACCTGATTGGGCTAACCAAGCACTCAAGACATTGCCTAAGCTGAATGAGTCTGACATCGAATTATACGGTGCGAACAGCAAGACCAGAGCTTTCATCAATAACTACAATGCCATGAGAGACACCGAGGAGCCAGATCCTAGAGCTTGGAGAAGAGCTTGGGCAGCAACTCACGGTGAGACCAACCTAACACCAGAGCAGCAGGCCACAGGCATATCTGATGCCAGAGACGCAGCAGACGATGCCCTTGATAGAAGTCCTCTGGAATGGGGAACAGCTTGGTTCACAGGCTCCGAGGCAGCACCAGATCACATCCGTAATTGGGTGGCAACTGAGGCGTCAAGAGAGGCTAGTGTTCTGATGGGTAGCGGTGCTACTGATCCTGACTCTGTTGGTGCTGCTGCCGCAGAGAGAACTTTGGGTAACTTCACTAGGTTGAAATCGGGATCTGCTATAAACAGAAGTAGATCACGTATCCTAGCAGAAGCAACTGATGCCGAGGGCCAGTCTTTGATTCGTCCTGATGAGCTAGACCAAGCCTTTGAATGGTTCGTTGGCTCTAACCTAGAACAGATGGATGAGAACTCAGCACTAGATGACTTGTCTATGCAAGACATTAAGTTCACAGCAAGACCCGGTGGATTGATAATGCCGGTTGATAAGTTAGGTTCACCTCTTCTCGATAGACCTGTCACAATGCGAGAGCTTGGTACTGGTTACCGGGAAGCTGTAGATACTAAGAGAGTAGAGGAAGCTCTCGGGACTTTCAAACTTAGAAATAAGATAGGCGAGGCGAAGTTGAAGGCTTTCAGGGAGCAGTTTCAGTAGTTGCCAGAAGAAAGAAGATAACCTACAAGCGAGATAACAGGAGGAATAATGGCGGAGAAACCGTACAACAGTGCCGCTTTTCAAGATAGTTTGATAGCGCAAGCAAGAGAATTAGGTGCGACTGAGGACGAGATCAATAGTGTTATGCGTAGAAGCCCAACCAGCTCCCCTTCGGAGGCTACCGTAGCTCCGCAAGGTACAGTTACAGGGGCACAACCTGCCCCGGAAGGGATGGCAGCAGAGGTAGAAGCACAGTTCCCATCTAACGTAGCTCCTATTCGGGAAGACAAGAGCATTGGAACTACCTTCTCCCCCATTCTTTCTACTGATTACAGTACGCTGAGGAATGAGAGAACCAGAGAAATGGAGGCTGCTGAGGAAGCAGACCTCGGAGCAGGTGAGTTATGGAGCCTAGCCCGTGAGAATGTAACCTTGGGTGCTGGTATGGAGAGGGTCAGTGACCTACGTGGAGCTGAAGAGGACGAGGCATTCTTAGCTGGTAAAGAAAGTTTGCTTATGCAAGATGCTAAACAGTTCACAGATAATGAACTGGAACTTCTTGCTTCTGCTGTTAATCACGAGGACTACGCAGCAAGAAAGGATCAGATCAATAACAACAGAAGCAGAGCTGAACAGTTAGGTGATGCCGGTCTGCGAGGGTTCGCTTACCAGATGGCAGCAGGCATGACTGATGAGGCATTGCTTCCTTTGTACCTTGCAACGGGTGGCCTTGGTTCTTTAGCCAGAGGCACCTTGTTAGCAAGAACATTATCTACTGGTGCCTTAGGTGCCGTAGAGGGTGCCGCTATAGAGGCTGTACTTAAACAAACAGATACAAATAGAGGGTGGGAAGATGTTGTCATTAGTTCTATTGGTGGTGGTCTTGTATCTAGTGCGATTCCTTTGGGTGTTGCTGGGTTCAAAAGACTTAGGAATGGAAAACCAGCTAACATTGATCCAACTAGAACAGATACGTACCGGGAAGCCTTTGAGGAAAGCCGTCTGGTAGACGAGGATCTTCAGAAGATTACTAGAATGCACGAGATTGATAGGTCTCTTCAGGATATCGAGGAAGCTATCAGCATAACAAGTGTTCGTAACATTGACGGTAGACAGCAGTTGGTAGATGAATTGATGCCTCTTGCTAAGAACCGGATGAGCAAAGGGGACAGGGAAGCTCTACTTAGAGAGAGATCTCAATTAGACAACCAGCTCAACCAGCTCACAGAGAGCCGCAAACGGGTTCCAGATATTGACCCCGGCGGTACTAAGCGTATCCGTGCAAGACGTGCTGCTGAGCGTCAAGGGAAGCTGAGTGGCATAGATGAACGACTAGCCAAGGTCAAAGCAAAGGCAGATGATATCGACCAGAGGCTAAAGGCCGATCAACCACTCCGAGATGCATGGGCAGATATAAGCAGGCTAACTAATGGTGTTGTTCCAGAGCATCTTAAGGGTAAACTCCTTGACAGCATGGAAGCACAGATGTCCCCGCTTAACAGGGCAGAGCTACGCAGATCAGGCGATATGGCTGAGACAGCGAGGAAGCTACGGGAAGAGCGTTCAGCTCTTGAAGCAGGGCGTACCCCTAGGGTCAACGAGGATGGCACTGTACGGACACCTACAACCGCTGAGAAGATCGCTGATGATTCCGCTGGTGCTATGCGGGTTGAAGGTTCCGAGTTCATGGATGACATCTTTGATGTGCCGGGGGCTGGTCGTATAGAGGAGATGACCGCTGAAGCAGCTCAGTTCGGTGCAGCGACCCCTAGAGCAGATAGCCTACGTAGGTTGTCTGGACTTGGTGTGACTGGATTGAAGTCTCTGTATAGCAGGCTTGATACGAGTCCTAGTGATCTTATAAGAGGTATGTCACGTATGCTCTTATCTGATCCACAGGTAGCTGGCAAGGGCCATGTTCCTGCTGCTATCCATCAAGATACATTCATGGCACGTATCCTTAATGAGGAAGGTGGTCGTGAGTTTGAAGCCAAGGTAAGCTGGGCAAAGAAGAACGGTGTTAGCTCTTACAAGATGCACCTAGGTATCGGTGACCAGATGAAAGAGTTTGATAATGAAGTTGTACTAGCTATGGTTCGTGGTGGTAGTGATGACCCGGATATCAAGATTGCAGCAGAAGCAAGACAGAGTATCCTAGAAGAGTCTCTTAAGTACCGCAAGCGTTATGGTGTTAAGGGATTTGAGAACGTCAAGCATGATCCTAAGTATTGGTCATTTCTCCCTAGTGGTAATAAGATACTTCAGGCCAGCAGAACCAATAAGAAAGAAGATGTTATAGAGACCATGACTGGTGCCTATATGAATGGTAGGTTCAAGCTCAATGAGAAGTCAGCTCGTATTGTAGCTAAGGCTCAGTACGCAAGAGCTGTTAACTCTACAGTGAAAGCAAAACAAGCTGGTGTAAAGAGCGTACTAACTGAATCAAACATTGTAGCATTGAGAGCTGACCTTGAAGACCTTGGTGTCCCCACTGGACAGATTGATGAGTTCCTTGAAAGCTTCAGTGATGTACGTGCTATTGAACAGGTATCCAACAGAGCTAAGTTATCGTTGGGTGCTAAGATAGACTACATGCACAAAGGCATTCGTATGGTAGACCTTATTGATACAGATCAGAACACCGCTATGAAGTACGCAAGAGAGGCCAGTGCTGATGCAGCTATGGGGACTCAAGGCTTTAAGAGCAGAGGTGAGGTAGAGTCAACCATCGAGAACATCCAGAAAGAAGCTAAGAACCTGTTGGAGAACGAGATCGAGCTGGCTATTAAGAGAGGAGATACTAAGAAAGAGATTGCTACCCTTAAAGATCAGATAGATGAGGTTGGTGAGGATGCAGACAAGCTAATGGATTCTGTTCGTCTTATGTACGGAGAGAGCCTAGACACAACAGCTTCAGGTGACATCCCGTTTGGGTACAGAGGTATCCGTATGACACGGAAGTACGCATCTCTTGTTAGGCTTGGCTGGAACGGGTTTGCTAGTATCAGTGAGAACTCTAACGCTATTGTAAACAATGGCCTTGGTACTACTATGCGTAACACTAAGTTCAAAGACTTCGCAGCTATCGGTAAGATAGAAGAATCAGAAGATCTTAAGGGTATGTACAAGCTTATTGGCGCATACGGACAGCGAGGTGCTTGGATCAAGAACAACAACTACCTGCTTGACACAATGGATGAGCCGGGTAAGAGCGCCTTTGAAAGGATATTTAACAATGCTTATGGCTTTGTTAGTAACAAGACCCAGCTATTGTCAGGGTATCGTGCAGTCCAGCATGGATCTGAAGACCTTGCACTTAGAGGTATGCAGGACAGGCTGGTTCGTATGGCTAATGGTGAGATCAAACCTAGGAAACTGGACTATGAGAACCTTGAGAGAGCAGGTGTATCCCCGGATGAGATAGACAATGTGTTCAATCACATTAGAAACAAGCCGGAGTACGCCACTGTTGATGGAGATCAGATACAGATCTTCACAGGGGATGGCATGGATGAGATTTTCCTAGATAAGCTTGGTGCTGCATTCAACTCAATGCTTGCCAGAGACATGCAGAAGTCCTTTGTTGGTGACACACCTATCTGGATGAGCAAAGAGTTAGGCAAGCTTATAACTCAGTTCAGGGCATTCTCGTTGATTGCAATAGAACGTCAGGTAGCCGCAGGTATCCGTGGTGACAAAATCGCTATGGCTCTTAAGGTTATGTGGGGAACAGGTCTATCCTCTGGTGCTTACTACTCTCGTGCTTATATCAAGGCGAAGGAAGACGGAGATGATTTCGAGGAGAGCTGGGAAAGAGCCTCAGATCCTGCAAACGCAGCAATGGGTATCGCTAACATGAGTCCACAAATAGGTCTGCTTGGTTTCGGTATGGAGATTGGTGCTACTGTAGGCTTAACTGGAGGTTCCGGTACAAGTGGTTCACGCTCTGGTGCTAGACCAATAACAGGTCTTGAGTCTTTGCCTGTATCAGGTGTTGTAACTCAAGGGTTCAAGGGCGTACAAGGAACTGTGTCTGGTGCTGTATCTGGTGATTCAGAAGCTGCAATGAAAGGGCTTAAACAGATCTATGGCATAGCTCCTATAATGAACACAGCAGCCGTAGGTGTTGCATTAGCCATAGCAAATACGGTTAACGATTAACCCGGACTATAGAAGAATGAACTTAAGGAGAGGAGGTCAGAATGGCTTTTAGCTATGTTAAGAGATCTGGTAACGGAACTCAAAAAGCATTCACCTTCTCCTTCACGGGGCAAGACGAGGGATACTTTCGAGATGAAGACTTGGTAGTGGTTGTGGACGGGGCATTAGCCTCGTTCTCTCTAACCAGTTCAAACACTCTTGAATTATCAGTAGCTCCCCCTGTTGGAGAAGATAATGTTTTAATAAGAAGGGTAATGCCTAAGGACGTACCCTACGCAGATTTTAAAAGAGGAAACAACTTTGGGCAAGAGGTACTAAACAATAGCTTCTTGCAGCTACTTTATATTGTTCATGAAAGCTTAGATGGTTTCTTTCCAGAGGGATATACTATCCAATCTGCTATCCGTTTTATTGAGGATGCTACAATAGACGGTAACCTTTATGTGAATGGCAAGGCAGAGGTAACAGACTCTGACCAAAGTGTTCCAGATTCCGTTGTTAACTTTAGAGAAGGTGACGATAGGTACAGGGAACCACTAGAGTCAGAGGTTATTGAAAGAAAACAAGAAGACTATAACATAAGAAGAGAGTTCGGGGCTGCTGACGCTAACATACAGAGTCAACTAGCGGGGGAAGTTCCTTTAGAGGCCAGTGCATTCAGCCCTATTTCGTGGCATGACCCTATTATTGAAAATAGTGTTACAATCCCTGAGAATAAGAACGCTTGGTCATTTGGCCCAACGATGACTATAGGTGCAGGTCAAACAATCACTATTGGTCTTAATTCATTTTGGACAATAGCTAATGGAGAGGTACAATGAGCACATTAAGAACTAATAATTTAGAAAGTTTGGATACCGGACGAGTCATAGAAGTAGACGAGATATCCAGCATGGATGAAGTCGTCATTCGCGTCACGAGCGTAGCCGAGGGATTTGCAGCTACTACCGGAATAGACGGGGCGCAATACAGATCGAACAGCTTCCACGTAGATGCGCGTTATGGGCAACGCTCATTTGTATATCGAGCAGATGAGCCGAAAACTGGGCACGGCGTAAAAGGCTGGTCTTCTACCGTACCGGCTGTAAGTCTTCAAGCCGGAGCAACTCTTAGTGAAAGAACCCTAGCATTTTTGAACGCAACCGGAGAAACAGACCCTACTGGGAACGGTTTATTTGTGTTTTCAAATTTGGGTATTATGACGACTCACGACTTGGGGATAGTTCCAAGCAGCGGAGATGTGCTTGATCTTTTGCAGTTTGGCCACGACAACTTTGCTCATTTTATGCTTGCCAACGGTGACTATGAGATGGAGTTTGCGGGAAGCATCGGCCTAACATTAAAAAGTAATAAGGATCTTTACTGGCATAGTGCGTCTTTAACAGTGCTACCAAATGACCTAGGCACTTATTTTGCATTGTACGGCGGGTTTCAAGGGGGCAAAAACGTAACGCTACACAATCCTGTTATAATTGGCGATAGAGATACGCATATCGGCACAGCCGGAGAGCTGGGCATGCTAATAGCTTTGTACTCTACAGAAAATGTACGCATAATTAATCCAACCTTGTCTAAAGCATGGGGCGATGGTATTTACGTTGGTGCAGATAGCGCGCAAAACCCGTGCTCTGTCGATATAGAAGGGGTTGCACATATATTCGACTGCCGCAGGCAAGGGATTAGCGTCGTACACTGCACTCGCTTTACAGCGGACACGCTTATAATTTCAGACATATTGGGAACTGATCCGCAGTACGGAATTGATATAGAGCCAAACGACACAAACTCGACAATAACCAACTTTCATATAAAGACTTTGATAACAAATAACACAAAAGGCGGCTTGGGCATTGTACTAAGAAACTTAGATTCAACCTCTGATCCGGTTAGTATTAAAGTTGATTATTTTTCAGACACTGGTTCAAGTATCAGTTTACGTCCAGATGTAACCGGAGGCGACGAGCCAACGGGGCTAATTGAAATTGGTGTTTTAAGGTCTATTCGTAGCGATAGGTCCGGGATAAACATTAGACGCTGGACGACGCTAGCGCCGCAAATACACATAGGCAAACTTTACATAGAAGACGCTAACCAAAACGATTTTGAATCTCCTGCCAATAGTGCGCCTATATCATTACTAACTCTACCGGGGGAAAGCGTTGGGTATCCAATCGCCAACGTTAAGATAGACTCGGTCAAAATTGTAAAAACACCAAGTGGCAACGACACTCAAACAACAGATATTTCGTTAAGAGACACTGAAAACGACACTTGTGAGCTTATAACTATTAATCAAGTAGACTCTGAAACTACAACGCTATTAAACCCCACGTCCCAAGATACTGTTGATACCAGCACAACAACGCGGATAACAAGGTACGGCGAGTTCGTTGTAAATTCGGGAAGCAATTCCGACGGCGAATGGACAAGATGGGAGGACGGTACGCAAGTGTGCAAACACATCCGTTCTTTCGTAGATTTTGACGGGCCAAATGCGGACGCTGATTGGCCGTTTCCGGCGGACTTTCTCGATGACGACTATGTATTGTTTGCAACGGCGTCTGGATCCCCCGAAATTGGGATTGTTCATTGGCCAAATAACTCCTTTCAAGCAACTCAGGGCAGAATGAGAATAAGCGCGGCCTTTAGCGGCGACGTAGTGTTATTTGCTCAGGGGAGGTGGAAATAAATGTTTAAATTCTCAACAACATCAAACAAGCGTAGAGCAGGGGTGGATCCCCGGTTGATTCAAATATCAGCAAGCGATTACGCCTACGGAAGTTGAGCTACAGGTTAAATTATAACAGGAGGTAATGTGTCAAACGAAGTAACGCAATTTGTGGATGGCGCTCTTCGTGTGGCACCTCCTATTACGGTAAGTGCAGCAAGTGTATTTGGTTTGGGCCTTGAGGACTGGATGTACATAGCAACAATAGTGTACACAGTTCTACAAGGCTCGTACTTAGCTTACCATTGGAGGCGCAGT